TTGTTGAACTGCATAAGTCCTTGTGCATTTCTGCCTAGCGGTTGTAATACTGAATTTTGTAGGGCTACTTGTTGTTTTGCTAAATCTCTTATAAGTCCGCCAGATGTTCTAGCATGTTCTCTAAAAGCATTAAAATATTGATTTAGTTTTAATTTTCCACCATCAAGATTTTTACCAAATTTTTCTACGTCTGATTGAAGACTAACAAAGTGCGTAGAGAATTGACCTGTACTTCTTAATGTATCTGCAAAAGATCTATTCATAACGGCAATTTGATTTGCCATCATCTTGTTAGAGTTAGCTAGTTGTTCTTGTAATTTAGATAGGCTGGCAGTAACCTTATGCACGTCGGCAATAAGGGCTGAGAAGTCGGCATTAGCGACTATTCGGGTACTGATTGTTTCGTCAGCCATTTATATTCAAGTTACTCCTTAGTGTATCCTAAGCCTTCTCCAATTCCAAAACCAGCTTGCGCTGCGAATCTTCCTTGCAGAGAAACCACATCATTACTAGTTGCATTTATTCCTGCAGCACGTAATTCAATGTCTTCGAAGCTTGAACCTCTCCTTTTATCGTCTTCATACTCACCTATATCTACTCCTTTTAAAGAGGCAAAGAATTTTTTATCTTCGTAATCCTTTTTCTTTAAAGCTTGTAAAGTGTTTATAAGTTCTGGCATTGATAAATTTTCTTCAAGTTCGTCGTAATTTTTCCAATGACCAAGTAAGAAAACTTCTCCTTCTAAAGCGGCTAGATCTAGTTCTGACCAGCCAGAACTGCTGCCGCTACTAGGTTTGGGTCGTCAAGTTTAATTCCTCCGCAAACTTCAAGAATGCGGTTCATAGTAGGAACATCAATTGCGTCCTCAAATGCTTCCCTGTTTGCTACTAATTCTGGTAGCTGTTTTTCCAGTGCAATTGCACATGCATCGATTAGGATGTTTAGGGTGTCATCTTCTGTTTTAGAATCTGCTGTTTTTTTAATTGCTATCATGAACTTACGAAGTTCTTTGATTGATAAAGGCTTTAGCTTTACGGTTTGTCCGTTTTGTAGCTGTACCTCTTCTATATTATATACTGTTGTTGCCAATTTAATCCTCCTAGGATCTAGTATAAATCATTATAACAAATAGAATATATTAATACAAGCAGAAAGCCCCCGATTTTCGGGGGCCTCTGTTAATTGTATCTAATTAAATTAGACTGCCAATACACGGTCAATAATCTTACCGTACTCTTGTCCTTCGTAGCCGCTCATAGCGGTTGGAAGAAGACGGAATGTTACTGGGAATGTAGTTGGGGCTGATCTTGCCAATGTGAAAGCTGATTGCTGCACTGACAAAACACGACGTGCATAATATACACGCTCTGCTCTACCTGCTGTACTTGGTGCTTGACCAACTGCAATTAGCTGACGCTCTGTTGGTGCAATACCGAGAGCTCCTGCTGCTACGCCTAATGTATCCTTCTTTGAAGTACCTGTTCCTGTAGAAATAATGGTGTTATTCTGCGAGATTGCGGTATTGTTGGTTGGATCATCTGGTTGTCCGAAAACTACTAGAACGTTTTCTAGAGTACCTTCTGACATTTCAGTTGCGATCATAACCTCCATAGCTGACTTAAACAGCTTGGCTGTGTCAAGTAGCTGGTCAACAGTTACTGAATCAAATGTTGGATTGTAAGTAATCTGAAGACCATTGTTTGTAAAACCTACGTTTCTGTAATAGAAAGTTGGTGTTGATGATGCGGTTGCATCGTTAAGTGTTTTTGTATAAGATTCTCCTGTTACAAATGCACCTGCTGATGTAGTACCTGGCTCTGCGTTTTCGTATGATGCATATCCTGCTGTTGTTGAATCGATATTCGAAATAAACAACGGTGATGCACCTACAAGAATATTTTTAGCATTACCTGCGTTTTGTGCTGCCATATTGTGTTTCCACCTCCTGGAATTCTTGAGTATTAAATTGTAAAATCAAATTTTAAATCTGGCTGGCTAGGCCTCTTTCCTCTTGGTATAATTCTATGCCATAAAGAGTCAAAAGGCAAACCTAGAGAAACCTGCCCTGACCATCTGTAATTCTTGAATACTTGATTTCTAGTATAACCTCTGCGGAGAAAAATCCCTGAAGCTCCTCAGATGGGGCAGTTGGGGATATATCCGCCACATATACTGAATGGAATTTAAACTTGTTTGATAGCCCAGACCATTTATTAATATCTCTAGCAGACTCATCCATTCTTCTAAATTCGTCAGTCATATAGTTTCTAATCTCATTAATATCGGCAACCGAGGTTGAATATATTGTGAAAAGTATTTGCTCGCAACAAATCATCCAGTTATCTTCGTAGGACATGCCTATCTTGTCATAGACTATATGCTTCTTCCCGCTTAAAAATTGATTCATTTCGGCTGATTGCTGAACAGGGATAATTGGGACGATGTTCTCATTTAAATTATCAGACCAATATTCGTTCTCATCGAATATGTCTCTTGTATATAATTCTTTCCAAAGATACTTTCTAAGTTCTAGCATAGCATCTAGTTTATAGTTTGCCGTCACATTACACCTCCAAATGACGCCGTCAATGCTGCGTCCGCCTGAGATTTTATTGCATTTGGTGAAAATGAATATTGAACCTTTTTAATATTGGAAGGAACTCTTAGCGCCTTAGTCATGCTTGAATTAAATATTTTTTGAAATCCCGATCTTTTAATTGATTCATTAACCAGTCTTCCACTAAAAAATCTTGAGTGAGCTAATGTAAATTGATTACGTGCTGCAGATCCACCAGGTCGTCTAACTGTTACGGGCTTGCCTTTGGGCACAAATATTGTCTCACCATCAATTTCAAAAACTAGACGCTCTGCATTCTTAGGTCTAATTGTTAATGGCTTACCTTCTTCCATTACTGCGGCTTTATTTACAAATACGTGTCTACGTTTTCCAGTTGAATTTGGAACCATAGATCTAGATGGCAATAACTCATAATTGATTCTAAAAGATAATCCGTCTTCAGATATCTTGTTTAATTTAAAAAGTCTTGCAGATTTATTTCCAGTCTTTTTCCACTCATAAACATGGTGAAGAGATTTAGGTTTTGATCTGGCAAGGGCATCTATATAGTTTCCAAAATCAATATTTATCTGATCAAATATAATTTTTGTAAATGCCGTTTTAAATCTGTCATTAGTTGTAAGCTTAGATATCACTGCTGCCTCATAGTATACAAATGCTGACACCTGAGCTACTGTGCTATCCTTTAGGGGCCCGTTTTGATTTGCGTACATCATTCTTTCTAGTCCGCTTGCTGCCTGAACCAACATTCCGCTATTGTCCAATTTGCTGATTCTCCGATCTCTTCATAGATGAGTTATACGCTATCACACGCCCAAATGGATCTGTAACTGGAGTTGTACCCATAACTTCAAATACGGTTGGCGTTTCGTTTGGAAAGTTTATTTCAGTCCATATAGTATTGCCTTCGGCATCTCTTATGTTTGTAATCTTTTCTCTAATAGTTAATCTTTCTGCAGTTCTTACTTGAACGACCTGATCGTTTAAATACTTGTTTGAAAAGATTTGCTTGTCACTAGAGCGAGTTGTTGCAGAATTACTGATAACTCCTTTTGCATGGCAGGGTATTGTTTTATAATAATTCCACTCTCTTACTATTGCCCCAGTATCTGAATCTTGAATTTCAGATTGCCTATAAACATCTAGATTCATAGACAAGACAGAGTCTACGATGCTATTCATTATATGATCTCTACTTTAGTTGTTAAGACATAGTCAGCCAAAAGAGCATCTGCGTATGCATTTCCTGTCCCAGTGTATGCATTTCCCGTATATTCAAAATCCCAGTCAAAGGTCGATATTGTCTTTACATACTTATTTCTCCACATAATATCTTTAGAAAAATAATCTTTCATTAATTCTATGCCCGCAAGTTCTACGTTATCTGGAACCCTTTCCCATCCAAATTTACCTTGAACCTTATATGCAACCTTATCTTGAAAAACTCCAGATGAATCATGAATGCTTGGCGGTACCATTCCGTTAGCAGTATACACAGTATTGTCAAGTAAGCCAGCTCTATTAATTTTAAGGCCATATCCGCTTTCAGAAATTTCAACTGGATAGTTCCAGTTATTTATTTGATTAAGATTATCTATTAATAGAATTCCGTTAGCATGCAGTTTTTGAAGACTATATATTTTTGCTGTAAGAGGAAGTGTATCTGAGTCATGACCGTAAACTAATTGTAAATCATCATATAGGTAAAATTTTTGTCCAGTAAATTCTTCTATTTGTTTTCTAGCATATCTTTCTGCCTTTAACAAATCCCTATAGGATCTATAGTTTGGATCAGAAGAGTCTGTGCTAAATCCTAATTCAGCAACATGATTAAAATCAATATATGGGGTTACTACGAATACTTCGTCGTATCTAGCAACACCTGCTCCACTTATCTGATATTCCCATTTCAATCTTAATGTTCTATTTCTATTGGTATATGAGTATGGAACATATACCGTATAAGACCCAGGATTGTTTTCATCTGCTACAGAACTTAATGTGGCCAGAATTTGTGTTGGACTAATAGCAGGAATAATGGATGGGTCATTAGTAACATCAAATAGTTTTACTGTTGGAAGGGCGTCGGCCTCTACAATATCTCCATTCCAAAACACATTGTGTGTTATTGGAGATTGTGAATTTATTAATACTTCTGCCATTTCAAAAGCCGAAGATTAGCTGTAATACTCCTGAACTTCCTTTGGAGTTGCTAATCTAAAGCCCTCCTCCTTATCAAAAATTTCTTGTGCCTTTTCTTTATTCATTGCTATAAAAGGGTGCTCTTTAGTAAATGTAAACCCCTGAATGTCATATCTAAAGTTAGCTCTTGTCATTCTTACTAATACTGTGTTCTCTGGTTGATCCGCCTTTGGATCAAACTTTGGCAGGTTTTCTACTGACATATCTTCTTCTTCCATCTTATCCATGGTCTTGTTATATACAGACCAAGTAACGCCTTCTTCTGCGAGGGCCGCAATAACGTCGGCTTTGTTCTTTAAGCCATCTGTATTAACTGCAAAATCTTCTGCAATCTGCTTTAGCTCAGATACTTTTAATGTCTCAAATGACATATAAATCTCCTATTTCTACTCCAAACAATTATAGCATTAGTAAATTAAAATGAAAAGCCCCCAAAAAATTGGGGGCCTTTCGATGATCTAAATCCTATTAATTAGGAAGCGACCTTAACGTTCTTAACAACGACCCAAGCGTCTGCTTGTTCGATCTGGACGCCTACACGAGTATACATTGTGTACTCGATAGAGTCCTTACGTGGCCAGAAGAAACGGTAAACAGTTACATCACGCTTGATACCAATAACTACGTTATTTGGGAATGTCAAGTGGATATCTCCGTGATTACCAGTCTCGCCTGTATAAGTGCCATCTTGTGCCTCTGGAAGAAGTGGAACTTCGACAATTGGAATACCAAATGCGAATGGTGCCACATATCCTGCTGGGCCACCTAGTGGCTGCACGCCTTGTCCACGGATAACGCTTGATGCGATATCTTGTGGGTTAGCTGGGG